TTATATCTGTTCTTTAGCTGCTTAATCAGCACTTGGTTTTGTTCATCCAGTTCTTCGGTGCCAATCATGGCGATCATAAAGTCCGCAGTCGCTGGCAAACCAAAGGACTCAGAGGTGTCTTCCAAACCAAAATCACTCGAAGCAAACCCACTGCGATTTACCTGTGTGGCAGAAAAAACAGGAACATTGTATTCAACTGCAAGTCCGCGAAGCTCCTCAGCAATCGCTTTGATGTAGTTGTAACTGTTTACATTCCCAGTATTTTTTAGTCTAGCACTCGCACAGATGTTCAGATAATCGACAATGACAATATCTGGCTTGAACTTCTTCTTCATAGACAATTCTTCAAGAAGAATTCGAATATGATTAGAGGTGGCAGTTGACGTAGGATATTCCTTGATGATCAACTTACCAGTAAACTCACTGGCAACTCTACTGAGCTTAGTGTCATAGATCTGCTTTGGTAGCTCATGAAGATCTTCCATGCTGATGTCCATCAGATTCGCATCGATTCTTTCTGCGATTCTTTCCTCGGCCATCTCACACGTAATGTACAAGACATTCTTGTTCTGTACCAAACAGTTCGCAGCATGATGACAAAGAAAGAGAGACTTACCAACACCAGTTCCTGCCATCACAATGTTCAGAGTTTTATTCGGAGTGCCACCATTCGTGATCAGATTCATAAACTCAAGATCAAAAGGAACTCGATTTTCTACTTTGTGATAGAAAGCATATCGATCATCAGCGTCCTCGATGTAGTCATGTCCAATATGGGCATCAAATGAAACTGAAAGAGCATCGGACAAGATGTGTGGAATAGCAGTCTCAGTCTTAGACTTACTTTTACCATCAATGATTTGAATGGATTCCATGATGGCATTGTATACTGCTCTCCTCTGACAAAACGTCTCTGTGGTTTCCACCAGCCAGTTAGAGTCAACATCATCTGGTGTTTCAGAAATCTCACGAATAAGGGTAACACAATCATCATACTCAGACTGTGCTAAATCCCGCCTCTCATTCAAGGATATACGAATAGCCTCTGGTGCGGGGAGTGTGTTGTACTTTGTAATGAAATCAGATATCAGTTCAAAGACAACTTTGTCGCAGCGATCAGAAAAGTATTCAGGTTGTATGAACGGAAAGGCTTTTCGAGAATATTCATCCGTGTGGATCAGGTGACGTAGAATCGTTTGTTCCACTCTCTGCATACTCTTCTCCATTTCTTAGCCTATCCTGTTCTTCCTTTAGTGCTTTGATTTGCTCTTCGATTTGCTGTGGAATATCCGCTGAGTCCTCGTAGGATCCCTCCTGAGCTAACGAAGGTAGCTCTTCTTCCATAATACGGACCAAGAGATCCCCAGCAAAGTTTTTGAAGGAATCATCGTCTTCAAACCCATCAGGCTTCCTCAGAATGTTATAGTTGAACTTCATCTCAATAGTCTCGTCCTCTTTTTCGTTGAAAGAGACGGTTCCGTAGTGGAAATGAAGACCCTCATATTCTCCATCAAGAATACTAATGGCATCCGTTTCTAGTCCCTCAATGGGAATGTACTTAAACTTCACTTGACTCATCGGTCTGCTCCTTTTCTGTGGTTTCCATTGTACCATACTTGAACTCAGATGCAACCGCTTCCTCAAGCCTTTGCATGACTTCTTCTGTGAAATACTTCTCTGGCTGTTTGTATAGTTGCTTCTCGTAGATCTTCGTCCCATCTGGCATCTCAAGGCGAGTCGAGACCTTCTTGAAGATTTCATACTTCAGTGCGATATCAGTCAGCCCATAGTATGGATTAAGTCCGTGATCATAATTTAGAATAACATCAATCATTGAGTTTTCTTTGGTCAATCGACCCTTGTATAGCTTACAGTGAATGATGTTACCGATGACATCAGTTCCTTCTTTCACCTTCTTCTTGGAAAGGTACACGATGGTTGATGCGGCATACTTAAGTCCTGAACCACCACCCATCTCCTTCTGGGGGAACATGGAACCGACCACATCATAAGTGTGGTTTGTCATGATCAGAGGAATCCCTGCTTTGCCCAGCTTCATGGTAAGAACACGGAAAGTCGCCTTCACCAACTGTGCGCGAGTCATGTCCTTCGTCAGTTTACCCTCTGCCGTATCCGCCATTTCTTTTTCTGTAGAAAGCATCCCAAGAGAATCCAGACAGATGAGCATGGGCTTACGTTCACTCTCTGGAAGTTCAAGATAACTGTCTACGATACTGATCGCTTGATGTCGGAAACTCTCAACAGTTGCAACAGGAAAAACGGCGACACGACTTGGATCGCAACCACGATCCTTGAACATGTCTGAAGTTACGGCCTGTTCGCTGTCAAAATAGAGTACAACACCATCAGGGCGATCACGGAGAAATTTATGTACAATGCCCATAGTAAAGTAAGTCTTACCAGTCGCACTTTCACCAGCAATAGCGAGAATTTTATTATCAGGTATACCCCCGTACAAGCTGCCAGAAAGAAGAGCATTAAAACTATAAGAGCCAGTATCAACGAATCCATTTACGTCGCTCCCCTCAATGCCATTCGAAACAATATTTGCGTATTCATTGTTTGCTTTCTTTACCATAGACTCTAGAAATGACATATGTTCTCCTAAAATAGTGATTCCAGAGTGGAGACTCGCTCATGCTTCCACCCAATTGCTTCAAGAATGTTCTTCAGCGGTTCCAAGAAACTCGTTTCGAACTGCTTATCATAATCGATAAACTCAGATAATTCAAACTCTTTTGGTACAGAATTTAGAAAAGATATAACGTGATCCCTACCATACACACCGCTCACTGGATTAGGGGTTTTGAGATACAAGAACTTTACCTTATCTCCTTCTTGGATCTGTTGGTACTTTCGATTAATACCATACTCTTTCAAGTAGTGATTATATAGCAGCGCGCCCTTGACCGCGATAGGTGTTGACTTTCTGTAAATGCTTGCCGAGTCATGATACTTCTCAAGCGCAGACACCCCCCGTGGAAAAGCAATGTCCTCTGGTCTCTGACTAAAGAACTCCTCTTTGACCCGATCAATATAGTTAATCACGGAGTCCTCGTCGCTCGTAAGAATCAACTTGATAGCAGTCTTGAGTTTGTCACGAACAAACTGCGGAGTGGATGATCTCGTGGTTTCGATACCCATGATCTTGAGCTTGGGTTCTTCATAACGAATACCCTCACTATCATAGACATTAAGCATGTATCGCTTCTTTGCGGTCCAAACACCCTTGTCCGCGATAACCTCTCGCTCCATTACCATCTTGTTCTCAAACACGTTCATAAGTTCGCCAAGCTCATGGTACTTCTTGTCGATGAAGGGTTGAATGATTTCTTTACAACTCTTGTTCAGGAAGTTCGTAATCTTGATCTTGTCATCACAGCCAGGAAGAACCTTGTCCACCAGATTAGAGAGGCGAAGGTATACAGAGTCAGTGTCAGACGCAACAACGTAGTCGTAGTCTTCGGTTTCCAGTGTCTTGTTCAAAAACTCATTCAGCTTGTCAGCTATCCAGCGAATGTTCAACTGTCCAGACAGAGTGATGGCTTCGGCCATGCGAACATCGTAATATCGAAACCACTCGTTGCCAATCGCACCATAAGCGGAGTTCAATTGAATCTTGCGAACCAACTGAAAGTTGTTGTACTTTGAGATTTCAAATTCTAGCTTTTTGTTGGTGGGATCTTTCTGCTTTTGTTTTTCACATTCGATCATCTTCTTCTTGTACATCTTGCGTTCTTTGTACATGGTCTCCATCAACTCAGCGAGAAATCCTTGCTTCGCTTTTTCGTAGCAAGTTCCATTTGCAGCGACGGCATAGTTCATGTCCACGAGATTCTGTATCTTCTTGTAGGCCTTTACACTTCTCTCGTTCGATTCGCAAGCCAGAATGTTCTCTGGTCCAATACCAAATCGCTCACTGTCCTCCATCGGGACGAGAGTTTCGGGACTGATGTTGTACTGCATGATCAAGTGGGGGTATAGACTGTTCAAGTCGAACGAAACAATCCAGTCATGTTTACCCGTGATCGGTTCTTTGACATAAGCTCCAGCATACTGCGACTCCTTCTTCATCATAGACTTGGATGGAATTGCAATCTTCTTCTTTCGAAGAAAGTGATAGATGATCTGATCCCACGTTCGCACCTGTGAGAAGATGTCCATGAGATTGACTTTGGCTGAATATGCAAGGGAGATCGCAAGCTCCAGCAGCTTCAGTTTGTCCTCCAGTTTACCAACAAGTTCAACGTCTTTTACGTTGTACTCGATGAACTTCTGAAAGTCTTTCTTGTAGAAGTCCGCCATGCTGTCGAACTCATCGTAAGAAAGTTTGCGTTCACCAAGCTCGACGAACGCAATATGATCAAGACGATAGGACTCCTGTGTGACATAGGTGAACGTGGTATAGAGTTCATAGTAGTCTAGAGTAGCGATACCCACCAACTCATAAACGTTATGTTCTCTGTTCATCCTCGTAATCTTTCGTTCCTTCAGGAAACGCCAAGGAGAAAGAAACTTCTCTTCCTTGTTGTCGAGGATGAACTGAATTCGATTTACTAGATATGGAATATCAAAGAAACGAATGTTCCAGCCAGTCACGATGTCTGGTTTCTCATTGTCCCATAGAGAGATGAAATCCAAAAGCATGTCACGTTCGTTTGTATGAACATGACACGTTACATCATCCCTGTCAATATGAAAATCATTTACGCCGAATACATGGATATCATTTCCAAAGTCCACGGTGATTGCAATGATCGATTCGGTTGGATTTTCTGGGTTGGGAAATCCACCCTCGGATGTGGTTTCAATGTCAATGTTTGCCGTCTTGAGTTGAGCGGGATCGTACTCCATCTCATCGGGAAAGCGATCACTGATGTATTGATACTGAAAGTCGGTTACACCGTGAACAGAAAATCCAGCGACACCCTTATAGTCTTTGATAAACTTCCGCGTGTCATTAATACCACCAGCGACGAAAGGCTCTACGTTTGCACCGTGGAGTGTCTTCCATTCGCTCGGTTCCTGCGTGGGGACAAATACAGTGGGCTGAAATGGAACTTTCTCCTGAATGAGCTTTCCATTTTCATAGCCTCTGTAAAGGATGTTGTCCCCACGCACAGCAACATTTGTGTAAAATTTCATGATTTGTTCCTGACATAGTATACCAAAGACGAGACAACTCTGTCAATGTATTGTTTGTCTTTATTGGTATCGCGCAAGGCTTCTACTATTCGTTGAAAGATTGTTTTTGTTTTCCAATTTCTGGAACAAGCAGACTCATAAAAATTTATCCAGTCAACTACCATATTACTGGTTTCAAGATAATCCAAAACTACGCTTAGTGGTATACCATGTGTGTCTACCGCATCAAATACCCCAGACGCAACAGACCTACCATCTTCTGTCACACCAGTTATGTAAAAAACAGACATGTTAAACGGGATGATGCATCAGGTTTTGGTATTGAGGAGGGAGATCTTGCGTATCATCTGTGTTGAAAGAGGGAAGTTCAGGCATATTGTTTTCATTCTTGTCCTTTACAAACGCAGAGAACAGAATCATGTAATTGATGATATCAAGAACTGCGTCTTCATATCCTTCATTGTCTACCTTGAGTTCCCCCGCACTTACAAACGTACTGAGGCGAGAAACCTTGTCGATAACACGAACGAGAAACCCCTGCTCGGTAGAACAGACACCCATTGCTTCGCATCGTTCAAAGTTTGCGAAAGGTTGTCCGCCATCTTGTCCTGCATAATCATGATTCTTTTGTTTCATGATACCCACAGCTTTTTCACACAATTCTGCGTGGTGATTGAGAAGTTCTTTACGATTCATAATTTATACTCCAGTAGATCCGAAACCACCAACTCTATCTGTCTTCTTCTTCGCTTCAGCAGTGGTGGAGGACAGGTAGGTTACACTATCATAATAACGAATAATTTCAAATTGTGCAATCCGATCTCCGTGTTCAATCTTGTACGGAACTTCGGTCGTATTGAAGAGAGGCACAAATACCTCTTCTCTGTAGTCTGCGTCAATGACACCTTCACAATTCACCATCGTGATCCCATTCTTCCAAGCAAGTCCCGAACGAGGGTGCATACGAACCGAATACTCTGGTTCAATATCAAACACCATTCCAGTTGGAATCAACGCACGACTATTTGGTGGAATGACAATCGTTGTGTGGGGGGTATCGTTTTCCCATGTAACCTCTGGTGATACCTCACTCATTGTATTGGTACGATCAATGACCTTGACCTTTTTGAAGTTTGGCACCTTATCTTCTGAAAGGACTGGTCCGCGCAGGTGAGCATGAACATCAAAACAGGCAGACCACTCAGTTTGACGTTCTGGAACGATTACGTTGGATTCTAGTTTGTGTATAATCATAAGTATATAATATCACCTTCTCACCAAAAGTCAAGTCACTTTGCTGCTAAACCTTCTTCTTCGGTTGGATCATAGGCAATAGATTTAATGGTTTCCGCTTCTGCCAAAAGACTAGTTGCAGTGGCAATCAAAGCGTCAATTAGCTGAGTGTCCAAATCTGTCTTAGCTTCCACTTCCTTGAAATTGTATGCGATAGCTTCAAGTCTGGATTGCATCTTATTCACATCGGCAATAAGAGCGGCGTAGTGTTGAATATTAATCATTGTGTGTTCCTTTTGAAAAAGTTATTACGGGAGTGTTACCAACCAAGATGACCAGTGAGTGTAGAACCACCAGGCCAAAAATATGCTGTTCCGACGAATGATTTATACTTATCTGTCATATCAACTAGATAGGTTCCTAGAGGATCTTCGCCATCCATTGGGTATATGTAAGAATCAAACCAAGCCACATCATATATTTTATCTGGAGTCCATGTATAGATATCATCATTTATGATTTTAATTTTTTTGGAGGAAGGAATATGAGGGGAGAGAAGATCAATAACTTCTTGATACTTTTCTATGACGGTAATGCTCGATACCTTTGAGTTGTTTAGCAATGGTTGTAAAACCATTCCCAGCCCCAATCCAGCAAGTAAAACATCGCCAGTTGCAACCGACAAAAAAGCAGACGCTTGCTCCGCTTCTTCTTCAGTGTCTTCCATTATATTCATCCACTTACCACTGATGTGTTGATAAAGAACTGTACGATCACCAGTAACTACTTTGTAATCACCGCAAATTCCACTGGGGACATTTACTTTGTATCTAATTTCTGTCATCATCACCCAGTCTTTAGAATGTTAGTGTCATTGTAATAGTTATATTGTCGGTGTCATCAAGGTTATTGTCAGTCCAAAAGGTGTTAGCAGCACCGCCACTTGTATTCAGTTCAAATCTAGGTCTTGAGTCGGTTCCGCTGATGTCAATAGAATCTGCGGTTAACGTGTTGGATCCCACAGTAATACTAGCAGCGGTTATATTGGCAGCAAGTAGTGTCTTTGTTCCATATTCAGACGAGCTAGTGTCTGAGTTAGTAACTCTGAAGTGAATCTCATCGTTCGAAAACTTCTGGTATTGATTACTAGTATCAAATGACGAAAATTGATCTACAAGATCTCCACTTTCAGTTCCCACTGCATCTTGATTTCTTCTATCTGACTGAGGAGTTCCACGAGTAACTGACCGATCGGTCTGAGCAGTGTAAATATACTGAGGTGCTGATGTTTGTGTTGGAAAGAATAACCAATGAGGACTCATAGTGCTGATGTATACTCCACATTAAAGATCACATCAAGAGCAGATGAATTACTAGAAGTTAGTATTGATAAAACATCGTCGGCAGCAATAGAAGTGTTTGTAAGGGATGTTTGGACCCCACTTGAACTGCTTACACTTGCTGCTTTAATTACATTTCCACCATTCTTCAGAGTAGCGGTTACCGTACCAGATGAACACCTGATATAGAATCCTGTGATTGTTCTTGCCGTTGCAACCTTCGGATCGATTGTGTACGTTTTATCTGCGGCAGTCTCAATCTGTCCTGTGTATGAATCTGTTCTGAGAGCAGTTGTTGTTTGAGTACCATCACTGAACGTAACACCACCAGCACCCACACTGATACCAGCAAGGGCGCTGATAGAAGTGAACACAGGATTTGCACCTGATACTACAGATTGATCTAATGCTTTAACATCTGCAATAGATGTAAGCTCAGAATCCATCAAGGCACCTGCTGCTGTCACATTGGTTGTATCGGTAACATCAGCACTTGCTTCGATTCCATTGAGTTTAGTGTGATCGGCAGCAGTAAAGTTTTCGTCAGTGTGAGTTAATCCAGCAGCAGTTGATTGATGAGTTCCATCATCAAAGGTTATCCCCTTGACTCTTCCGCCACTCCCGTCCTCTTCAAATTCAATTGCTCTTTGATCAACAGCAAGGTATCCATTATTACCGACGTTCTCGACAGTGAGACCTTTGTAAACTGAAATGTTGTTTTTGTTCCATATATTACTACCACCAAGAGTTGCAACCGCAGTGAGCGTATTCGGTACGACATACACATAAACGATGTCACCTTCGGATGGAGTCGTGTCAATATCCACACCAGACGCATCGGAGAATGTGAATACATCACTAGAGAACAAAGAACTTTCGCTTGGGAGTAGGGCAACAGCGACCAGTTCTGAACCATCTTCCTTAAGGAACTGAATGAATCCACCGTTAGCCGCAAGCAAGGTGAGGAGAGCAGAAATATCATTACCGTTGGCATCCGTGTCATGAATGTCAACTTTATCAACCGCACCACCGACGTTACTGATAAGATTACACCCACCCGCAGTCGGCGCTCCATCAGTGATATCAATACCCTGAACGGTATACTTCAGACCAGCACGGAATGCGGTATTTTGGTGCGTTCCATCGGGGAAGGTAATTCCACCTGCATTCAAAGAAATTCCTGCACACGGTAAGATCAATGTGTCTGTGACTACAGCACCAGTCTCTCCGTTGAATGAAGTGACAACTGTATCAAATGTAGATCCGTCTGGAGTTTCAAAGTGACTAGCAGCAGCTATTCTCTGTTCCACAGGATGGAAACTGACAGAAACCTGATCCCCAGAAGCACCAGTCACACCATCGGGGAATGTTTGATATGCAGTAAAGTCAAACGACTCTCCGTCGTAAGTGACCTGATCGAAGAATATTTCATTTATGTCTTGTTGCTGAGAAGCAACAGAATAGAATCTAATTGAACCAATCCCATTCTGAGCGACATTAGAAAGGAAGTCCCTATAATCAACACCAAGAGCGGTTCGTTTGAATATTGATACTTTATTGTTATCAGGATTGAAGATGAAATCACCGTTAGCAGTTGCATTAGGTGAGTTCAAGGCGCCTGATATGGTAGTGTAGTTGTATAGTGCTTCTGGAACAAAACTTCGTAGAGCCTCTGCATTTAAGGTTACATGTGCGGTATTGCCATGACATGTTGTTTCAAAAGTAAGTCCTATGGTGTTTGAGTTAAACGCAACTGCTTTGGCATCTGTGCAAATATTACCACCAGATACACCAACGGAAGTGACTGCATTCACTGATCCAGTGGAACCGTTGACATCGGTCACAAAACTTTCGTTCGTGAACCCATGAAATGAAAGCATACGACCAGTTGCGGTTCCGTCTATCTGTTCTTGGAAAAAGAGTTTACCACTAGCCGTATTGATAGCGGGTTCACCAAACGACAGTCCCGAAGGAACTGAGGTTACAGTGTCACTTCGTTTCAACAAAATCTGATTAGGACCAGTAGTCATATATTCCTCTCAAGTGTTTACTCTATTTAGGTTTATTTCTTACTCTTTTTCCTCTTCTTGTTCTTTTTATTTTCCATTGACTTTCTTTGTTTAATCAATTTTTGCTTTTGTTCTTCTTTCATCTGAGCTTCTGCTTGCTGATGCTGCATTTGCTGTTGCTGCATCTCCTTCAACTTAGCTTCATATACATGAAGATTCTTTGCGATTCGTTCCTTTTCCCCCTGTGGAACATGTTCATTATTGAGCAAGGCCTGTGATGCATTATATCCACGGAGAAAGTCATGAGCGTAGAATGCAGACGCAGCAAACTCATCAAGTGCTTGCCAATTATAAATGTCTGACGATATGAATAAAATATCACCCTCTGGATATACTATTTCACACGCAGTTTTAGCATATAAGTATGCAATCCTCGGTTCGTTTCTTTCTTGTCGGTGAATCCTAGCAAGTTGCCAAAGAGGTTCTGCTCTACTGGGTCTCATATTGTACGCTTGAAGATAATGCTGTGCTTGTTCTGCCCATGGCTTTTCCATTATAGTCATAAGAATCGCCATTCTGTATGCAGAGTACCACTGTTCTTCTTCCCACCCACCAGTCTTCACTCTGTCTGCATATGCATGATATGCCTTCTCCCATTGCTGTGAATCAAAGTAAGACTGTCCAAGATAAAACTGATACCTTTGATTTTCTGGTTCTTCTTTCAATGCCTCAACAAGAATCTCAGCGTCCTTTGCGTACTTTTCCTGTGGAGTAATACCTTCGTTTCGTTCAGAACCTTCCGTTCTAGCAACAATGTGGTAGTCACCCTCTACCTTGATGGTCCTTCTATTTTCTCTTACATCACAGTCAGCGTACTCATGAAGAACTCCAACATATCTCCAGTTGGTTTCTCTTCCAGTCTTGAAGACTTGGTTTCTCCACCAAACAAAATCCCCCCGCTGGATACGAAGAACATAAGAGTCAGCATCCATTACTTGAGGCCATTTGAATCCACCAGATCCAACATGGATGTAGTCGTCTGCGTCGATCACCCAAGCGTACTCGGCTTTGTCGTCACAATTCTTTAGGGACTCGGTTCGAGAACCCTCTTTTCCAGCATGATCGCCGAAACCTTTCCAGTCACTCTGATACACCTCGCCAGGAATACCTTTTTCATCGAAAAACTTCTTAATCAGTTCTTGGGTTCCGTCAGTAGAACCCGTGTCTGTAATATCGTAACGGTCAATGTACTTGTAAACAGACTCAAGACATTCTTCAATAATAGCAGTTTCGTTCTTGACGATCATGCACAATGTAACTTTAGGTAAAGAGGTAGTATTCACTTGTTGCTCCATAATCAAAGGTTGTTTCTATATGTATCAAGCCAATGATCAACCATTTCATGCATCATTGATTCGAAAGTGTATTCAGGCTTCCACCCAAAAGTTTCTTTTGCTTTTGTGCAATCACCCTTCAGGTATTTCAGTTCCTCTGGGCGCATGTACTTCGGGTTCTGAACAACATAGTCTTCCCATTTCAAATTAAGATAACTGAAAACTACATTGACAAGATCACGAACTGAGTGTGTTTCTCCCGTCGAAAGAACAAAGTCATCTGCTACCTCGTGATTGATGATGTCAATCATACCGCGTGTATAGTCTTTAGAGTGTCCCCAATCTCTATAAGAATCCATGTTGCCCAGTTCGAGTTTGTCTACAAGTCCGAGTTTAATTTGGACAGCAGTTTTGACTACCTTGTTTGTGACAAAGTTGGAACCACGGCGTGGAGATTCGTGGTTGAACAGAATACCGTTACACGCATGGAGATTATATGCATTTCGGTAGTGACGAACTAAGTTATAGCCAAGAACCTTGGAACAACCATATGGACTGACTGGATTGAGTGGAGTGGTCTCTCGTTGGAAACCATCATCATCCACGGAGTTACCAAACATTTCAGAGGAAGATGCTTGGTAGAACTTTGCCTCTGGACAGTGTTGTCGATAGAGTTCCAACATACTAAGAACACCAATACCATTTGTTTCAATCGTAAATTGGGGTACATCAAAGCTAACTCGGACATGACTCATGGCACCGAGGTTGAAGATGTGTGTCGGCTTAGTTTCTAAAATAATTCTGGTCAACGAAGCAGTATCTAGAAGGTCTCCGTAGTGAGTATTAATTTTCCCATCTTCAATTAGATGATCAAGTCGGTTCTCTTGATTTTCTGCGGTGGATTGTCTTCTTACAATCCCATGCACTTCATACCCACGTTCAATTAAATGTTCACTAAGGTAACTTCCGTCTTGTCCTGCGATACCTGTAATTAGCGCCACTTTATTCATTATTAAAAATCTCCATGTTTCTCAAATCTGGCCAATCATTCAACTCCCACTGTCGGGGAGGTGTATCAATCGCCTCTTCTAGTTTATCTAGTCCGAGTTCTGCTGTCTCGGGAGTCATGTAATAATGATACCCCATCATATCGATATTCTGTTCCCTCCACGGAACATTTGGAACTCTACCATCATACGACATTTTTTTCAAGGTCAAAGCAGCATCTTTATCGTCGGTCAAAATCATACCACCTCTACCCAAACTCAAATGCTTTTGAAACTGAAAACTCAAACACATAAACTTATCGGGGATGTATCCATCACGCTTCCAAAAAACGGCAGCATCAATAACACCAGTTGGTTTCCCAATCCAGTGACCGATCTCGTAGTAATCTTTCCATTCCTCCTCAGTAAAAGTAAGACCAATATCCAACTTCTTGGCGAGCATGGGAATTGAAAGGTAAGTTCTGCATGGGACAGTCAACCAATGAAAGTCCTTATATCTTAAGCAAAGTTCCACACCGTGGGTACAACAGTCAACGGCAACTGCGTAAGGCGCACCGTAAAACTCTGCTATTTTATTTTCAAATTCAGTTACTGTATCAAAACTCACTTCTTTGCCTCAACATTCAAACTAATCAACACACCATTATCTTTGTCCATGTGTGGAATGTATGCCTGTGAATGATCGTCATGATCTGCATGATCTGTTTCTCTCCACTCATATTCGGCAACATCACGAAAACCACAGTCTGTAAGTAGTTTCGATAATGAAGCATAATCATACACTGTCTTGTGGTATATGGTTTGATCGTCCATTTGCATTTTACCATACAGAGGGCCAAGTATTTGATCTAGTGTGATCTTTCCTTCCTGATATAACCAAGACATAGTGGAGAAATCAGGAACCGCCAGTCGTAATGTTCCGCCAGGTTTAAGAACACGATACCAAGTAGTCAGGAGTCCGACTGCCTCTTCTCTGTCTAGATACTCAAACATATGTGAACTGTAAATTATATCGGCGCTGCTGTCCTCGTGTTCATTTAGAAAAATATCTTTATGATCTAAATGTTCATAATCCCCTCCGTCAATATGAGTCCACTCTTCACCAAAATTTCTCCAACCACAACCAACATTTAACTTAGTCATTTATGAAAACCTTATCTGCATCACGACCAAAGTATGGTCCATTTTTAAATTCATAAACCAGAGTATCATCGGCAAGACACGAAAACTTGTGCCCACCACCAAAGGTAATTGTGCAATCACCAGCGTTTATTATTTCAGTCCCCATATAATTTTCATCATTATCATAGTATTCAACTTGAACTTTACCACGGACCACAACCCAAGTTTCTTGTGTCATGTCTATGTGCCTTTCGCACTTGATGTGTTTATGATTACGAAACGTCTTTCCATCGTTCATTCTCATAACAGCACCTTGCAGATATTTATCTTCGGATGTGAAGTCAAATCTATCACCCTGACAATCATCTAGGCGATATACACAATGAAGAACGTCTCCATTGCTGTTTTTATACTCTTTCATTATATGACAATCCAATCTTGCGGAATCAAATCTACGTCTTTTCTGTTGTGGTCTACCGCAAACCACTGAGACGGTGCTATTACTTTTCGATCTTCATTTGCATTCAACCAAGCACCCCACCACGAAAAGGTTGAGTTTGCTATTATATTATGTTTACACATAGACATCAAGTACAATTCACGGTAATCCTCCTCCTGAGAAAACACAAGGTTTCTACCGTCTAGTTTAAAATTTTCTTTACACCAATCAATGTCATCACTAAACACAATTACTTCCCCGTCACCTAAAACATCAATAGCTTTTTTATAATAATCACTATTGACAAGTGTATTATACTTTCCTTGTAGGTGAACGTAATCTCCTCTTCTAACATGACAAGATATAGATCCTGATATGTTGGAATATTTTTTTCTTAAGTATTCTACATCATTAGTTGAAGGACGGAGAGTGTCTAAGATTAAATCTCTATTGTGGACAAAATACTTTTCACTTTGCAAGTAAGAATCGTGAACAACTACAGATTTATTCACGACTGGTAGAGGTTTATATATCGGTTCAGAATTTGAAAAAGAAATAAAATCAGATGGCATATCATCATCTACAACTAAATTTCTTAGGATGTTGTCAACATAGTTCCCATAATGTTTTGTATTTCTTAGACAAGGAAAAATTGCTTTGAAGTTGTTGTCCTTGGCATAACTCAACACAGTAGCAATTTGAAATAACTGATTACCCAAACCGTAGTTGTGATTTCCCGCAGACAGTTCACCGGGACCTAAAATGTTTGCTGTTATCTTGTACACTCAAATCACCAACATATAATGTTTATCTATTTGCGTTCTCATAAATCGGAAACAC